CTAAATTGCATATATTTCTTTTATCTTAGATAACGTTTGTTTGTCATAACCTTTTATAGCATGTCCGTATACTTTCAACGTTATACTTGGGTCTCCATGCCCAAGGCGTTTAGAAACTTCAATCAATGGAATACCTGCAGCCAGGAGTTCAGTGGCATGAGTATGTCTTAACTTATGAATGCTGCGGTAAGGAACTTCACAATATTTGAGTATCCGATGCCAGCTAGTGTTTACGTTAGAGGGGCCTAAAGGCCTGCCATTTTTGCTCAAGAATATATAATCATTACCGTTAAAATCAAGCAAATTTCGTTTTTGAAGGAGTTTATCTATGACTGCGATAGTTTCCTCAGGCAACGCAATTTCTCGATAGCCAGCTTCGGTTTTGGGCGGATTTTCAATAAATTTATCGGGTACGCTCTTACCGATGTATTGTAAGTTGCGGTCTATCTTAATGGTTCCTTTGTTCTTATCAAAATCCTTGGATTTTAATCCGGATGCTTCACCTAATCTCATACCTGTGGTCGCTATTAATAAAATAAATGGGTACCAATGTCTAAACGGACTATCAGGTAAAGAAATTTTGCCTAGAATTTTACGCATTTCAATCCATGTGAAAATTTCTACGTCTGTGTGTGTTAGTTTGGGTTTGATGATTGAATCCATTGGGTTGCGATTAACAAGTCCTAATATAAGGGCCTTTTTAAAGGCGGCGGATAATTGGATATACACTTTACGCTTGCTGCTTGCCGACATGACCGGTAAATTGTTTAGGAATTTTTGTACCATTGGGATCGAGACATCCTGTAATTTAACAGCGGCTATGGGCTCTAATTTGGTGGCTGTCTCTTTGTACCTAATGAGTGTTTTAACCCTTACAGTGGGAGCTACGTAAGTTTCAAGCCATTCTATTATCCATGCTCCAAGCGTAATGTTGCTCGGAGGAATGTATGAGTTATCAATAAAACTGGCCTTTGTCGTAGTACGCCAGGCATCTAAAACATCAAAGGATTTATTCCTTTTGACTAAACGTTTACCACTAGGATCAACTAGAGCTGCCACCCATGTTTTGCGGCTACTGTCAAAATAGATAGAGCCTTCATTGTTTGAACGTTTCTTAGCTTTTCTTGTAGAATTTAACATAAAAATTACTCCTTTCATATGATATAATAAAAGGGCAGACTTATGTCCTTCGTAGGGAAGTAGCTTTGCACAGACCGTTCAGCGCGCCAACGCTGGGCGGTCATTTTTTATTTAGTTTTTTTCATAAGCATAACTTTGAGGTTTTTCATTGTCTTATCAATAGTGGCTAATGTTTCAAGTGAATTCATAGCCTTTATGTATTTTGATGACTTATAACTCCCAGTTTTACTTATTAGGTTATTTTTTATTAATTCTGTTATGGCGATAGTCAAGTAGTGGCGAGATAATTTTGATTTTTCCATTAGTTGTTTTGAAGAGAATGGTTTATATTGAGATTTTGCAAAAATTGTAAAAAGCGTTTTAGCATTGGGAGATAAATTAGGGTACGAATTTTCTATTTCAGCAATCCAAAGTTTTAATTTAGTCATTTCTAAGGTTGACTCTAATTCGGGCATACGAAATTCATTTTTGCGAACTATGTCAAAAATTTTTGGACCTCCTGTACCTGCTCGTTCAGATGCACCAATTAAACGGAAAAAGTTGGTTAGAATGCTATTGCGTGGTTTGGATTGACCACCTGTGAAGAAGTCTTGTGCAGATAATTTCATTGTTCCAGGATTTGTGAAAACATAGTAGGCATCGTAAACTTCGGCTATTAATGCCGTGCTTTGCTCAAAATAGTCAGCGTGAATAATCATATTAACTAGTGCTTCACGCAAGGCGACATCTAGCTCGACAGAGGATTTTCTAATTACATGATCATTCAAAGCAAAAGGTTCTTCAACAGTTATTAAAAGTTTTTCATAAACGATTGAGTAATAGGAAAGTAAATTTAAATTCGGATATGAAAGATCGCCAGATGACACTCTATCTTTCCAACGTTCACTATTACCTCTTTTATTAAAATAATCTAGATGATAATGAGGGAGTTTACTTATTATTGAGTGATATTTTCCTATAAAGAGTAATCCTCCTAATGTCAATTTTAGTTTTCTATTATCTTGATGATCTTCCTGAAAAACGCCCATTCGTTTTAGAAAAACCATATTATCTAATCCCAAATAATCAGTACTACCATCTCTTTTTTGTACAAGTGTTTTAAATTTAAGTATACTTTCCAAGTCAAGATCATCAATAGTGTAGTTATTCAATAGTTCACTGTCTATATTATCGCAAGAATTTCTTATAATAGTTCGTAATTCTTCCGTGGTAGCAAGATAATCGCCTTCATTTTTGCGTAAAAAAGTATTTTTTATATCATCATTTAAATATATCGGTTTTTTGTCTGATGGAAGTGCTGGAATCTCTACTAAAATTACATTTTTGCCATCATCAGTGGTGTTGATCTTTATATTAGAAATTACATTCCTATTCACTTTTTGGCGATTAGAAGCAATATTTTGAATGTCCTGAATAATTTTTTCAGGATTATTTACACCAGTTATTATTGGATTATGGTTTTCTTCTTCTGATATTCCAAGAACAATAATACCACCTGAAGTATTAGCAAATGAAGAATAGGTTTCCCAAAAGGACTTGGGAAGAGTTTCCAAACATTTTTTATATTCAATTTTATCATTTTCGTTTTGCAAATCATTTAAATTCATAGAATTACATACCCTTTCTGCAATAATACTTTAAAATATCTTCAATATAGAATGGCTTCTATATTACGTTAGACGTATTATTGCACATATTTCTGCAGTATTTCTGCAATATTTCTGCAATATTTTTATTTCAAATTTCGTTGTTCTAGCATGTGTACCTTCCCGTTTTCAAACATAATTTTCACATAACCGGAATTAAATTCCCATTCATAAGTATCAAGCACCCTTTTACCAATTAGTGTCATATCATGCGTATAGGAAGAAGAAAGATTACCAGGCATTTTAAATTTGGAAATAACAGAGAGATAATTAGCTCCGATTTGTACTTTTCGATAATTAGCTAATGTGAGTTCAAAAGAAGATACCCCTTTATTAATTACAGAATATTCGTTGTTATATCGAAGACGTTCTTCGTATAACTTAGTTACATCGGAATGGAGTTTTTGTATATTGATGTCATTTTCCGTACCAGTAGAAACTATATCCTGTAATTCCCTTAAAACAATAACTAAATTATTGTAATACCTAGTTAACGATAATTTCATAGGTTTTAAGTCTGCTGGAATATTTTCTTTTTCTAATTCTGCTAATAATTTTGTCACATTAGGAATGCTGTTTTTAGCTATTCCATCGATAATTTTCATATCATCTTCATGTGTCTTTGCGTTGCCTATCTCAAGATCAAGATTGGTCCAAATCGAAAAAGCAGTAGTGGCATATTTGCTATCAAATTTTTGTGCTGCTTGTTTATGATCAACAGCACACCCAATTATAAACAAACAAAATAAAAAAAGAGTGAAAGTAACTATCAATTTTTTCATGTTTTTGGTTACCTTCTTCCTGATGGTGGAGTTTGACTAACAAAAGTTTATTTGCAACATATAAGTGGTTAAGAATTGTGCTAGAAGATTTACCGTTTGAAAACTTTGGTATTAGTTACACATATCGTTCAGTGCTAAAAGCACTGGGCGGTTATTTTTATTAAAAAGTTTGTAATCAAAAAAGCGTCGTTTTTCTTGATTAACGCAATACATAATCAAAAAATTGCCGTTTATTTTGATTAACGTAGTACATAATCCACAAAAACAATGTTTTTTGGATTAAGCAGCTACTATTGATAATAGGTCCGTACATAAGAAGGAGGTATTTCTTTGTTTTGATGTTGCTGAGATAATTTTTGCAATATTTCAATTGCAGGTATCCAATGCATATTTGGTAGTCTAATTTTTGGCATATCACTTGACTATGCGTGTCTGGTAGTCTAATTTTTGCCATATTGCTTGACTGTGAATCATTATCTCAAATCGTCAGAATACTGCTGGCATATTAAAATTTTCATGTATTGGCTAACTTGTAATTAATACCTTTAAAAATAACGAAAATTTAAAGGTATTTTGAAGATATGTTTAACGGATAAAGGTATATCTTAAGTAAAGCTGAAATAGTAAAAAGAGGTCATTTTACCATATGTGAATATTGAAATGGTAAAAATGGCCTATTTTACCATTTGCTTATATAGTTTTATTAAAATTTTTCTTGTCATTGCTTATTACGATTCTGCATAGCAATTATTTTACTAGTTCATTATTAACAATTTTTAGTTGGTCATATAGGTACAGGCCAGTTTTTAGATGGTCAATGTCTTCTTGGTCAAGTTTGTAATCGAAATGATATTCTTTTCCACTTAAACGAATAATTGGATTTTCACCGTTAACTAGTAACTCATAACCTGGTCTTAAATCTTCAAAAGGAAGATCTAACGTTTCATACTTGCCACCATATACGACTTGAGTGTGTTTCCCGCCTCCAGATTGTCCGGCAAAAACGCCAGATATTTTATGTTCCCAGTTTTTGTTGTCAGTAGAGAAGATGAGTTTATCCCAGAAAACCCAGTTTATACCGGACGAAAATTGCACAATTTTTGTGCGCATCCAAACATCGTTACCTTTTTTACCGGCATACCAATAAACTGCACTTTCTGCCGGGAGTTTGTCTTTTCCCCAAGGCTGATACCATGTTAATTTTTCTACTTGATCTGTATTAGCTGGCATGTCATTTAATATTTTTAAAATTTCTGAAGAAGCCTGCTTTTTTTGTTCATATTCAAGTTTTTGTTTCGTATCTTTGTCAGTATTAGCAGGCTTTGTTTGAGAAGCCTGAACATTTCCCTTTGAGACATTTTGAACTTTTTTTGTGTCCTTTGAGTTGTGACCGAAGATTAGGAATACTGCTAATACCGTTGTAATAATTATTTTGGCTTTTTTTGAATAATCAGGGTTTTTCCATAATAGATAAAGGCCTATTGGGAAAAATATAATTAGCATTAGCCACATAAACCACCCTTTTTGATAAAACTTTTTTTCAGAATCGTTCAACATAATCAACTCCCCATAAAATTATTTGTACAATTCAGATGCTATATTTATCAACATAGGGAGTTCTAAACTTCGCTGTGTTGTAAATATCTTCCCCTTTTAAAATATAAACTATTTGTGCCTAATCTTTTATAGCTTACTAACATTTGTATAGTTAAATTGCCGTTCGGCGCTAAAAGCACTGGGCGGTCATTCTTTTTCGAGGGCGTTTATTTTTTTATTGCTTTTGTCTTTAAATAGTTTATCCAATTTTTGATAGATTGTCCGTTGCGCGATAAAATTTTTTAAAGTGGTGTAATAAATAACTTCACCAACTGAATCCGGGATAATAGATTTAAATGAAGAACCAAGACGGTAACTTGGTACACTATCTATATATGTTCCATCTTTAGCATAAGCATGAATAGCATTTATTTTTGTTGCTTTATTTTTATAATCAAATTCTATTTCATTTAGAAGATATTTGATAGGTTTATTAAAATTTAGTTTAGCTGCCAACTCTTCCATTTTAGCATCGGTATATTCATATTTAATCCAGACGGAATAAATTAACTGAGAATGTTCAGGAGTAGGTGCCTTGATAGATTTGTCTTTTAAACTTGTAGTATCAAATGAATAAGTGGTATCAGTAGTCGATGTTATCCACTGCCAATTTGCAGCAGAAGAAACGCTGGCAAAGCCAAACACCATGATAGAAACCAGAAACAAACTTACTAAAATCTTTCTCATAAATAACACCCCTTTTATTTATGCCTAATCTTTTCTAGCTTACTAACATCTTCAACATCACCAAAATCTTTCTCATGTTTAAGTTCATGCTTGTATGTTTCTATATTTTCTTCGCGAGTCAGGCGTGAATTAAGGATACAGACTGGTTCGCCATTAACCGTTTCCTTAACACAGCCCTTGACGTTATATGGTAGTGGGTATAAGACTGCACGCAACATTTTTCACTAGTCCTCGTTTTCGTGGTTTTCTTTTGCAAGTTGATATTCAATAAATTTTTCTACCTCCTTGATGCTTTCAGGTTTTAGTTTTCTAGACGCGTCAAAAAGGACTCTGTGCTTATCGTACATTTCCTGAGCGGCCTTGGCCGTTTCAGGGTCAAGATACCATCCCTGGGAAGAAGTACTCATTCCGTAATCCTCAATTATATTGCTTTTTTGAATATTGAAATAGTCTGCGATTTTTTGTATTGCACCCATTCTTGGTTCTTTTGTTCCTTTTTCCCAAGAAGAAACAGCCTTATCGGTAACTCCTGCAATCTTGGCAAAATCTTTTTGGGATAGGTTATATTTATCTCGTAGGATTTTTATGTTTTCTTTAATTCCCATGATGGTACCTCCTTTGTTTAAGCACATAATATACTAAAAGTAGAAAAAAATCAAGAATTAATACAAAAAAATCTACTTTTAGTAGTTGACATTCTACCTAAAGTAGAGTATATTATGGGTGTAGAAAACGAAAAGGAGGTGATTGCGATGGAAAAAATAACGCTAAAGCAAGCACGACTTTTGCGAGAGAAAACACAAGAAAACCTTGCAGAATACCTAGGAATACATGTTCAAACATATAGAAAAATAGAAGAAAACCCAAATGAAGCAACTATAGGACAAGCGAAGAAAATAGCAAAATTTCTTGGCTTTGAGTATGATATTATTTTTTTTGACAGGTAGCTCTACTTAAAGTAGACAAATGAAAAGAATAAGACTAAAAGAAGGGAAGCATGGAAACATGAGAATATTATCGGCTAAAGATTATGCTGCACTTACTGGATATCCAATGAAAACGCTTTGTAGATTATGCAGGCTAGGAATTATTCCACATGAGAAGCGTGGTAGGGGATATCTGATTAATGCTGATGTGGTAGACGAAATCATTAATAAAAGAATGGAATCAAATCTTAAAGTTCAAAATCAATTCCAAGGTCCCATGTTGGTGCAGAAGGCTTCAGGTGAATCCTTTTTGGAAAGATTAAAAGCGGTGGGTAAATGAGAACTTTGAGATGACGATTATTGCGGAAAGGAAGTATATAAAAATGAAAATAGAATGTACGCCGGAAGAATTGAAAGAGCTAATGAGTAGGAAAGAGAACGATATTGAAACCACAAATGTTGTCTTAAAATATGGGAATTTTTCTGAAGCAAAAATTGATTGGGCGCTACAAAAGCTTCGAGAAATAAGAAAACAAGAGCACAACTGTCATTGTACTCTTGTTGGTGTAGATGACTCTCAATAATTTACTCAAACGTGATGTATAGAATATATTTGCCGGCAAAATGGCAAGTTGACTTGCCTACAAAGGGAGGATAAAAAATGTCAACAAAAGCTAAAACACGCAAAGTTGAGGAAAAGAGTTTTAATGAGTTCCCTTTTATTATTACAGCGGCTAATTATAAAGGGAATTGTGACAATGTTACTAGTAGTGAATTCCCAGAGTATAGCTTGCAGCGGCTTTCAGTTTATGTAGATACAAAAAAAGAGCTTGATAAGAAATTGCGCGATATACCCGGTGGGAACACCGCTGTAATTAACAAGCTCTATAAAAGTTTTGATGAAGCTATTAAGAATGAATTAATTCTGGCAAAAAAGCTTATAAGTTAGTTCAATGGCTTGAAAAGTGATGCTTGTTACATTATCCGACAGGTGACGTTTGATTTTGTCCCAAGTCTGATTGTTTTCAATTTTATTTAAAAACTGTTCGCCATTGTAGGTTAATTCTACCCCAATATAGTCATACATTCCAGTTTTACTTCTAGCATCAATTGCTTTTAGATATCCTGCTTCAATCAGTTTACCTATATGCCAACCAATAATATCAGAATCTTCGTTTGGACAAATATTGTGGTTTGAAACTCTAGTATGAATGTCAGCATTAGCAGTAGCAATTAAAATTTCCCTAGCTAAATCAAAGTTTATCCTCATTGTAATCGCCTCCTTTCGATATTATTATAGCGCAACATAAAGGAAGTATAAAAATATGGAAATAGAATACACACCGGAAGAGTTTAAACAACTAATAGGAAAGCTACCGGTTCCACAAGAAAAGTCAACGTGGTTATCATTCGAAACAACGCTTAGAAAAAGAGGTGGAAGAATGGGCGAATATGAAAAGAAATTATATCATCAAATTCAAGTAATACTTGCTGTACAAGGTGTGAACTTAGTTATCCTTTCAATAAGCTTACTATTAATCCTAATACACCGATAATAGCACCTATGATTGCAACAAAATATATCTTACGGTTTTTGAAATTATGGTCAAACAGAAAGGAAGTATATAAAAATGAAAAATAGAAGACAATCTACTATAAAAGTTCTAATCCGTGTACCTATGCAGCCATATTCAGAAGTCATACCTAACACTATAAGTACGATAATTCATGATATAGAAAAAGAGCACGGCGCTACCCATGCTCTTGAATATGAAATACAAATTACAACTTTTTAATTTTCTTTTTAAAAGTCAGCGTGGCTATCATTAGAAACAATGCTTAGAAAAAGAGGTGGAAGAATGGGTGAAACGGCTACACTTCTGCAGGGAGCAAAAGCGTTGTATGAATCCATAAAGTGAGGCAAGGACAATGGAAAAGAAAAAATCAAACGGGGATAAAAGAACACAGCTACAAATGTATTCCGGTATTTGTGGGGAAAAAGAAATGAAAGCAACACCAAAACTATTAAAAAAATGGGAACTTTGCTTATACAACTGGGATAAAAAACAAGATCAAGACACAAAAGATGTTATATATTCTTTAGCGTTTTTTATAATTCTAATGATTATATCTATTTTTATTTGGGGTATTTACTTTATTTTTTGAATAAAAATATAACCATATTGGCTAAGATAGAACCAATTATGCTAACACTAAGTGGAACTATAAAACGATCTTTCCAGTGAATAAACATCCAAAAATGGTAATTTAAAGCCAAATCTGTTGGGAAAATAGTTGCTTCATCACTTAGATAACCGGCATTAACAAGAAAATGGATATTGTCTTTTACAATCTGATCATTTAATGGTGCTGCATTATCCGGCATATAATTTTTTAAAAATTCACTTGTAAATTTACTAGGATCATTTTCATTTTTTTTGTACAGTTTTATAATGCCGTACATTAAAGTTTCTTGTTTTGAGGAAAGAGCAACATATGGACAATATGAGTTAAACATTTCTAATCGCTTCCTTTTCAGGCTAAATTATAGCACAAAAAACAGTAGTAAGGATGTGGTGCAACATGAAGAAATTCATTTTACTTATTTGTATAGCAGTTGTGTTTATGGGCTGTGCACAACAGCCTAGGACACCTTATACCAAAGAAGTAGTTACGGTTCATGCCGGAGATACGCTTTGGGATATTGCAACTCGCTATAACGGAAAAACTTATATTTTGGAGTATTTGGAAGACTTGAAAAAGCTTCCGGAAAATAAAGAGGTTTTGCAAGCAAAGCACTTATTACAGCCGGGGGATAAAGTCACAGTGTTGAAAATTGCAGAATAAAAGGTGATGCGAGCGAAAAGAAATAGCCGCCGTCACAGAACAAATGCAACAGAAGCCAATACAAAGTAAAAATATGGGTATGAATGTTGAAGCGAAAGGTTGCAGCTTTAGTTATACGTCGGAGTCTTAGTTCCTGCTTTAACACACGCAAGTATTTCCGTATAATCACCATCTTGAGTTTGGAATCTCTGAATAGATTCTGGCCATCTGGGTTCTAAATTCGTGCTAGGCCACACAAGTAAATGCAAAATGTTATCTTGAGTATTCGGAACAGTTTTAGTTTGGACCAAAACCCAGCTAAGAGCTACAAACTCGTTAATGATGTGCATTATTGCAGGATTTGTTTCTGGTGTGGATATTACGCCAAAGCTAATCATAATGATCATCCCCTTCTAATAAAATATTATAGCACTTTTGGATAGATATTATAGACACTGAAGCACTGTACCGGGCATAAAAAAATAGCCTGCGGAGGGACAACTCCGACAGACCTACTGAAAATGTTGCATAAATATTGTACCACTAATTTGAAAGGAGTACAAAAATGGAAGCAAAATTGATTATGACGGTTGAAGAAATGAAAGACCAAGATAAATGGCTAAGACTTAGAAATTCAGGAATTGGCGGCAGCGATGCGGCGGCTGTTTTAGGGCTTAACAAATGGAAGTCACCTTTCCAGCTGTGGTTAGAAAAAACTGGGCAAACGGAACCAGATGACCTCAGCCAAAATGAATATGTATACTGGGGCACGGTTCTTGAGCAGGTTGTTGCGGATCGTTTTTGCGAACTCACAGGTAAAAAAGTCCGACACCAAGGCATGATGGCTAATAATAAATATCCATGGCTATTAGCCAATGTTGACCGAATGGTTGTTGGTGAAAACGCGGGGCTTGAGTGCAAGACAGCGAACGGATTTGCTGCCAAAGAATGGGAAGATGATAAATTGCCTACTACATATTACTGCCAGTGCCAGCATTACATGTTGGTCATGGGTTGTGACAAATGGTATATAGCCGTGCTTATTGGCGGCAACCATTTTGTATGGAAGGAAATTCCCAGGAATGAAGACGACATAAACGCATTATATGATGCAGAAAAACAATTTTGGGAAGTTAATGTGCTGCAATCCATAATGCCTGATGTAGACGGCTCGGACAGCTGTACTAAAGCCTTGCAGAATAAATTTACAGGCGGGCAAGTAGAGGCGGTAACCCTGCCTAATGAATCGGTTAGGTTGCTGGAACTGATTGATGGATTTGAGCACGAAAAGGAAGAGGTCGAAAATAACCTAAACGAAACAAAAAATAAGTTGTGCCTGTTGCTTGGAAACAACGAAGTCGGCTATGCAGGAGAACGCAAGGTAACTTGGAAATTGCAAAATGGCCGTGCTGTTGTTGACAGCAAGAAAATGAAGATGGAAATGCCTAATATTTATCAAAAATATGTCAAGATTGGTGCACCATACAGGAAATTAAACATACAGAAGGGAGCTAGGTAATAATGGCGACAACAAAAGGCGGGTTAATCAAGAAAGAAGAAAAGAAAGGGCAAAGCGGGATTAAGACTATGCAGCAGCTTGTGATGAGCATGAAAAGTCAAATCGAAAAGGCACTGCCTTCCGTACTCACGGGAGAACGTTTCAGCAGGATGATCTTAACCGCAATGAGTACAAATCCCCAGTTACAGCAATGCACTCCGAAGAGTTTCTTAGGGGCCATGATGCAGGCGGCGCAACTTGGTTTGGAACCCAATACTCCAATCGGTCAGGCGTACCTTATTCCGTTCAAAAACAAAGGTGTATTAGAATGCCAGTTCCAAATCGGTTATAAGGGCATACTCGACCTTGCCTACCGGAGCGGAGAAGTAAACGATGTACAGGCTCATGAAGTATATGAAAATGATGTATTTGAATACGAATTGGGATTGCAGCCAAAACTAAGGCATGTTCCGGCGATGAAAGACCGTGGAAGCGTGATTATGTATTATGCCGTTTTCCATACAAAGAACGGCGGTTATGGGTTTGAGGTAATGTCAACAGAAGACGTAAGGGAGCATGCTAAGAAATACAGCCAGTCTTACAATTCTACTTATTCGCCATGGACGAAACACTTTGACGAAATGTCGAAAAAGACAGTTCTTAAAAAATGCCTTAAATATGCACCGCTCAAAACGGAATTCGTTAGAGGTATAGCCACCGATGAAACTATCAAAACCAGTATAGCTGATAATATGACTGAGATAGCAGATGAAACGGATTACACAGAGATTGAGGCAGAAGCTACGCCGGCTATACCACAAAACGTAGATACTGAAACGGGAGAAATATTGTCGTTAGAGGGGAAACAAGAACCTGCTCCAGCAGAGGCACTCTTCCAATCGGCTGATGAAAAAGTAGCAGACCCGGAACATACAGAAGCAGCTCAAGCAGAATATCCGGGCAAGCGACCAGGGGAAAGCGCTCTTGAATATGATCGCCGCATGCGGTCAAGGATAAAGTAAGCAATGAGCAGAAACCGCAGGGAGCAACTAATTCTCCCTGCACTCATAATAAACATGGTGCGAAGATAAGGTGATAACTTGAGCGGCAATAGAAAAATTTATTGGCTGAAATTAAAATATGATTTTTTCAAGCAGAAAGAAATGAAAAAGCTTCGTAAGATTGCCGGTGGTGACACGTACACGATCATATATCTCAAAATGATGCTGCTTAGTGTGAAAAGTAAAGGGAAGATTTATTTTGAGGGTTTGGAAGATAGCTTTGCCGAGGAATTAGCTTTGGATATTGACGAAGATCCTAAAAATGTTGAGGCAACAGTGCTCTTCTTAAAAAACGAGAAGTTGTTATATTTTCCCGACCATTATTCACTAGTGGTAAATAAAATCACTTCTAAAAGAAATAGAAGTGATAGTAAATATAGGCAGTGGCGAACAGCTGTATTTGAGCGTGATCATTATACGTGCTGTTCTTGCGGAATAAAAGGGACAAAATTAAATGCTCATCATATTAAATGCTGGGCATGTTTTCCTGAATTTAGGTTTTCAATAAATAACGGAATAACATTGTGTGAACAATGTCATAAAAGGCTCCATCGAAAGGAGCATACATTATGAGCGACAACAAAAAATATTATTATTTGAAACTCAAGGATAACTTTTTTGACAGTGATGAATTGATGGTGCTTGAAAGCCTGCCTGATGGCTATATGTATTCAAATATTCTACTTAAATTATATTTACGAGGTCTAAAGAACGACGGCAAGTTGATGGTAAATGAAAGAATTCCTTACAATAGCACAATGCTTGCAACCGTCACTCGTCATCCTGTTGCTGTTGTCGAAAAAGCAATTAAAATATTCATTGATTTAGGCCTAATTGAAGTAATGGAAAACGGAGCAATTTATCTTTTAGACATACAAAATTACATCGGTGAAAGTAGCACTGAGGCAGATAGAAAGAGAATTTATAGGAACAAGATACAAGAAGAAAAAAAGTTGATGTTAGGTCAAACAGTTGGACAAATGTCCGACAAATGTCCGACAAATGTACAGACAAATCTCCACCAGAGTATAGAGAAAGAGATAGAGATAGATATAGATAAAGACAAAGATACCGCGCGCGCGTGCGAGGCCACACTTACAGACGATCAATGCACATCTGCTGCACTCAATACTGTAAATCCAATGACCTCAAAGGCTAAAAAGCAAGGCGCTAAAAAAATCCAATACGCTGAGTTTGTTGCCATGACCAATGACGAATGCCAGTCACTTATAGCCAATGAGCGGTTGGGTAGCGAGAATGCCGTAAAGCGCTGTATTGAGATTCTTGATAATTACAAAGGCTCCAGTGGGAAAAAGTATGCCAGTGATTATAGGGCTATTTTAAACTGGGTAATTACAAGATATGAGGAAGAATGCTCTAAGCAAGTTGCCAAAGAGACCAAAGCAAGCGGAACTGACTCCCTAGCGCAAATGATTAAGGACGGTGTTGCTAATGGCGCTGATAAAGAAAATGCAGAGAAATCAGGAAGTGCAGAAGGAAATATTGTCGGCATTATGTCGCAAATACCAAGGGTTTAGCACTGCTGACACAGCCAAATACGAGGCTGAAAAGTTCAACAGCAAGAAAGGCAACCTAAAGGGCTATGACTGCGACATATGCAAAAACAGGGGCTGGAACTGCGTAGTTGTCGATAGCGGTAATGGAAATTATTCAATAGCCGTACAAGAGTGCAGTTGTCAAAGCATTCGCAGGTCATTAAAGCAAATGGCAGAAAGCGGCGTTGATTGTGATATCAGGCTTACAGATTTTCTTGCTTCTGAGCCATGGCAAAAGAGGATGCTTTTAACTGCCCAAAACTACATAGCAGACAATAATAAAAAGTGGCTTTATGTGGGTGGACAGGTAGGCTGTGGCAAGACTTTATTGTGCTCAGGGGTATTTGCCGGGCTGATAAAAAAAGAGGGCTTGCAAGGTAAATATATGCTTTGGCGTGATGAGGTTGTAAAGATTAAGGCCTGCGTAAATATCGAGCAGGAGTACACGGCTTTGATTGAGCCTTTAAAGGAAGTGCCAATTCTCTACATAGATGATTTCTTTAAGGTTGAACGAGGGAAGAAGCCAACAGGTGCCGATATTAACGTGGCTTTTGAAATCCTTAACTACAGGTATAACAAGAAGCTTGCAACGATAATCAGCAGCGAATTATTTTTAAAAGATATCGTTGCGTGTGATGAAGCTGTAGGCAGCAGAATCTATCAGTTGGCCAAGCTTAGTTGTATTGAGGTTGGCAAGGACGTTAAAAAGAATATGAGGCTTAGAGATGTGGCTGTATAAAAAATGGTTAGGGGATAAAAAATGAACATTACTCAACTTGAAATAATTAGCTATATTATGGCAATTTATGAGCATTATGGAAGAAAGCAGCAGTTAAGGCAAACTCAAGAAGAGTGTGCCGAACTGATAGTAGCAATAAATAAAATGTTTAGGAATAACCAAGATAGCATGAGTTCTAATAAGGCAAATAATGATTTTCTAGAAGAAGTTGCCGATGTGGAAATCATGTTAGTACAATGCAAAATCATGTTGCAAGAAGACGGGAAAAGCGAAGAGTACAAGAACGTTTTAATCAAGAAATTGAGACGGCAGGCAGAGCGTATGAGAGGGCAAGAAAATGAGGTGAAACAATGAATAAAATAATATTGTTTGGGAGGTTAACGCATGATCCTGAAGTTCGCGTGATTCCGAATGATAAGACTGTGTGCAAATTTACACTTGCTGTAGATAGACAGTTTGCTAATCAAAACGGCGAAAGAGAAGCAGATTTTATCAACATAGTAGTATGGGGTAAAGCTGCTGAATTGTGCGGGAATAATTTGGCCAAGGGACATAGGCTCCTTGTTGAAGGCAGGTTGCAGATACGTAATTACGTAGCTAAAGATGGCACTAAGCGCTATGTTGCAGAAGTAATTGCCAACAGCGTGAAGTTTATTGAGCGGAGAGATAGCAATTTGCATGAAACGCAAATTGCAAATAACGCGTCACAGGGGAAAAAGGGTATGGAAGCGTTTGGGCAGGCATTTGCGTTTGATGAGGAAATACCGTTTTGAGATTGTAAAGAGTCCTTACAAGTTGGAAGCTAGGGAACAGTCAAGATATCCTTGACTGTTAGAAAGGAGTTATAAATGGATAAATTGCCTGAAAATGTTTTGCAGATAACAACTTTTTTAAGGAGCAAAAGACCTAAAAAGTGTCAGTGCTATGAGTATAGTTACGAAGGTAGAAAGAAACCCAATTTTAGTATTGATTTTGAAAATAGAGAAGTATTTTGTGAGCATTGCGGCAATCCGGTAGATTCATTTGAAGTATTAGAGATATTGATGGAAATTCAAGAAGAACGGAATGCAGACATAAAGGCTTTAAAAAAACAAGCGCAAGAACTAGCTAATTATAAGCCGTGGCTTAAATCAATAAAACGCTTAGAAAGCGAAATAAGAAGTGGTAAATATTCCCCGGTGTGCCCAAATTGTCACAAGGCTTTTAATGTGGAAGACATAGAAATGTTTGTTCCTAAGCCGGAAAGATTTAAAAAAGACACAGGAGAGAATATTAAGGGGTAGGAATACTAGGGGATGATAAGCGATGACTCATATAGTTATTAAAGGTAGACCGGCAACAAAGAAAAATAGCAGTAGGATTGTTCGATTTGGACACCGCCATAAACTGCTGCCAAGTAAAGCATTTGATACATACCAAGAGGCGGCGCTATGGCAGCTATGTAGGTACAAAGTCTATTATGATATGTCGGTACATGTTAAGTGTTTATACTGGTTGCCAGATAGGCGGTGGTGGCCTGACTTGGTTGGACTGTTGCAGGCTACGAGCGATATACTCGAAAAATCAGGTATTTTAAAAAATGATAGATTAATAGGGAGTTATGATGGCAGCAGAATTATGGGGCTAGATAAGGACAATCCACGTGCAGAAATATTTATAGAAAAACTTGAAGAGATGGAACGAGTAAACCTATTTGCGTAAGGCCTTATATAAAAGTTTAGGAGGGGTAAAAATGAAGCTTTTTGACTATTTGTCAAATTTAATCACAATTTTATTCATCTTGATGCTGGTTGAAACGATTTTCATTATTTACCTGATAATTAAAAATGAGTTTAAGAGTACAAAAAACAAGCATGAAGATATGAACGGAAGATGGCTGTATCCTCGAAAACCAACACATTGTCCAAGGCCGCCAATGATAGAACGAGAGAAGCGCGAAAAACCATGATAGAACGTAAAGATGAAAAACACTATGCTCCGGCGTGCCCTGAACCGCTTGGGGCGTGTCCAATAAACCAGGAAGGGATGTGCTGCTTCTATTGTTCAAATAGGAGCAGGTGTTCTTTGGGACCTTGCCATAGGCTGCCTAGTAAGTGTGGCTTTTGGAAGGATAAGAATAAAAAGAAAGGGAAAATAATTAATGAGAACTATTTATGTGGCACATCCATTTAGTAATGATAAGGCAGGAAACATGAAAAAGATTGAAGTTATTATGAAATGGTTAGTCAGCAATGAACCGGATATTTGTTTCGTGTCACCTTTGCATAATTTTTCGTATGACAAAAATGCAATAGAAGCAGATATTTTACCAAAATGTTTGGAGCTTTTAAGCAGATGCGGGGAACTATGGATATTTGGTGATTATAAAAGCAGTTCAGGTTGCCGAGCAGAATTGGCTTATGCAAAATATTTAAGTATACCAATAGTTTTTAAGGATGAATCAAAGATGTGTTAAATAGAGGAGGCGATAATTTGCTTACACAAATGGCACTAGATATGAAGGCTATCTTACAAAAATCTTATTATGCCCAAAAGCTATTGGATGCGGATATGGATAAACGCAAAGAATTACGGTCGCTTATGGAGAAGGTAACTCCAACCTTGAGCGATATGCCCAAGAGTTATAGAGACCATGACAAACTTGGTGAGTTTATAGTGCGTTTAGAGGCGTTAGACAGCAAGATTGCCGAGGATATTAAAAAACTAACCGACTTGCTGACGATTAATCGGATGTTGATTGATTCGGTTGACCGTTATGAACATAGGATTATACTGACTAAACGTTACGTTAACTTTGAACACTGGGTAGATATAGCGCATGATATGCATTGCGGGTGGAATAGCGTGCATAGGTGGCACAGGGAAGCGTTAGAATATTTAGCAAAACATGGTACACAATGGTACTAAATTATGTGCTAGTATAGTAATGTAAAAAGTATGGAATAGCCGTTAAAACTAAAAGTTTAGCGGCTATTTTTATTTATTATTAATGCTATAATATAGCCATCTTTGAGAATGGGGTGGTTGTGATGGAATGGGGAAATATTTCTTCAGGGACTGTTTTGGCAAGTGGTGTTGTGAGTGCTATTATTTCTAGTATATTTGGAGTATGGCAAAAAAAAATTGATTATAGAAATTCTTATTATAAAATAGTATTGGATAAACGAATGGCCGCATATGAAAAAATACAGAATATTTTAAGCCATTTTTTTACAATTAAATATTATGATTATGATGGGAATTATTATTATTGTGAAATAGATACAAAAGAAAAATTACATGTTATACGGGATAAAATAAAAAATTGTATTAGTGATGGATTGTTTATATCTTTAAAAATGTTTAGCGCTATAAGGGAATTAGATGGTTTGCTACAAAATTGCGATAATAATAATCAGGATATTTTGATTTGTAATATAAAAAAAAGCAATGAAGATATAAAAAAAATACTAGAAAATGCCAGTAATACTTTAAATAGTGATTTATTAGAGCTTTATGATGTCCCAAAGTTTTTGTGTGAATCAAGACATAAGAATTGGTTTCATAAGAAAATCTCGCATATCCCAATAGCTCGTGATTGGATTGATTAACGTTTAATTAAGAAAGGCTAATGCAAGAAATACTGAACAATTTTTTCAGTGTTTTTAGTATTAGTTTGAATATTTTGTTAATTATTGCAGGAATTGTTTAATTTATGTCGAACTACTCCACCATTGTTATTAATGGGGAGGGGTATATTTTGGGAATCAGAAGGCAAATAAAATTAGATTACTTTACTGTTTGTTATAATCGTACGGGGTCTGTTCCAGTAGCAAAAGACAAATTATTTGATTTGTGTGCGCTAATTGGCAAGGTTGATAAACTAACTTTAGAAGATAGGATGTTTGACTATTATCAAGAGCAGGCTAGGTTAGATAAGTTTCATTATAATAGTATAAAAAAATACTGGTTTTTGAATTTTACGCGATTAAGAGAAACCAATATACCAAGCAAGGCTTATATTGATAAGCCATCGGAATCAATTACTTTGGAAGACGATGAATTTATTAGTGAAGAGTGTAATGCAATATATGACTGCAACTTAAAAGTTCTAATGCTTCAAAGGAACATACATAGTTTAAGCCCTAGTGGAATAACTGAATACATTAATAAACTATGGGACGATGACTCGATACATATTTATCTGCGCCCAATTCCATCAAAATCTATGATAGAAAAAGCCCAAAAGGCCGCAATTTATAGAAGATTACAGGTGAAATTTGCGGATATTGATGGGAAAAATTTCAAACTTCCTAAAAAAAGTTCGCTAAAAAAAATATTCGAGGATTGTGAGAAGTTTAAAGGGGTTACTGCCGAAATAATTGTAACGATGGGAGACAATCGACAGGGTTCTTTAGACAATGAAACGGTTTCTGAAGTATTAGAGGAAGCCAAGAAGAAAGGCGCAAGTGCGTTATCAAAAGCTATTGTTAGCATCAAAGAGACAGACGATAGTAAGGTGGAAGTTATCGACTTATTTCAGGATAACATAAGTGATTATATATATGTTGTTCTTGAAAAAAGGGTATCTTTGGCAAGTGAGTTTGTTGAGAGAAGGATGAGAGAGGCCTTTGAAAATAGGAAGGGCGATTTATATGAAATTGTGGGAGGGAAATAACAAAGGTGAAATACAGTATTATTTTGAAGAATTTGGACCTTTAGCAATAGGGTTGTTGGGTGGGATTGTAGGATTAATTTTTGATATAAATTATAATTTAGATCTGGATACCTTAGAAAAAATATTTAGCTTGGTTATAACGATAACGGCCATAACGGTTGGATTTATAGGAGTTTTATTAGGGATTATTGCTACTATAAAAGATAACCCAAATGTGAAAAGGTTTTGGCAGAGAGGTAATGGAAAACCTAGGAAGACTTTAAAAGCATATTTCATGAACAGTTTGCATTATGGAATGGGTTTAATTTTTTATAGTATATTGCTTCTCATAGTTATAAAAATTTCTTGTTTTGTAAATGGATATATACTATTGTTTTTACATGCTTTTTGGTGTTATTTATTGTGTTATAGTCTAGCTAGTTATTATAGAGTTATATCTTTTGTTATGATTATGTTATTTTCTGATGATAATAACAAAAACATAACGGTTGCAGAAAATTATGTTGATTTAATTTCTCCTGAAAGCAAACAGGAATTAGAGAAAAAGTATAGTAAGAATGCGACATAATAATATTTTAAGGCACTTACCAAACGGTGAGTGCTTTTTTAATGTCAAAATGAGGCGGTGGTGGTTATGTGAAACAGGAAGAAGCGTATAAGGATTATTGTAATGGAATGAAGTACAAAGATATAGCTGTTAAATACGGCGTGTCATTGAGCACCATTAAATCTTGGAAAATCAGAAACAAATGGGTGCGTACAAAAATAAAAAGTACGCACCCAAAAAGTATGCACCAAAATACAAAAAATACTGCTAACCAAAAGATGTTTAAGTCAGTAGATTGTAATGAAGAGCTGACCGAGAAACAACGGCTATTCTGCCTGTTCTATGCGACTTCTAATAATGCCACTCAAAGCTATATAAAGGCATATGATTCGGACAAAGTTACGGCTATGGTTAATGGCTGTAAGATGCTAAGAATTACTAAGATTAAAGATGAAATTCATAGGTTGAAAGAAATTCTACGGGCAGACATTGATATTGATGTATCAGACATGGTGAGGTATTGCCTTAAGGTAGTGGGTGCTGACATTGGCGACTATGTTAAATTCGGTAGGCAAGAAGTACCACTAGTTATTGACGGCCATTCTGTCTACGATAAAAATACAGGCAAGCAGGTTATGGAGACAATTAACTATGTTGAGCTTAACGATAGCAGTGCGAACGATACCGGCGTTATAGATGAGGTTAGGCAGGGTAAGGCAGGCATCAGTATAAAGCTTGCCGATAAGAAGTGGGCATGGGATAAGTTGGCCAAGCTGTTAGGATTTTATCCGGAAGACAAGCATAAAGATGACTATGATCAAAAAATGTTGGAGCTTAAAGAACGGTTAGTAAAAGTTAAGGAGTTTTAATATGGCAGGTAAATGGGCACAAGCATTCTATACATCTAAAGCATGGCAAGATTTACGGACGGCACTTATTGCTAGGCGTGGGCCAAAGTGTCAGAGATGTGGTACAAACTATATGTTTGATACTTCACAACTCATAGGGCATCACATCAAAGAACTTACACCGGAGACTGTTAACGACCCAAATATTGCGCTTAATCCGGACAACATAGAGCTGATATGTACTCATTGTCACAACGAGGTTCATGAACGTTTCGGTTCGCATACTCAGCATGTCTACATTATCTATGGCAGTCCGTGCAGTGGTAAGACAACGTTAGTCAATCAGTTACATGTACGCGGTGACCTGATACTTGACTTTGATAAAATCTATGCCGCAATAAGCGGATGCGAGCTTTATGATAAGCCGCAGCGTATAAAGCTTAACGCGTTCCGGATACGTGATTTGATTCTGGATCAGGTGCGCACAAGGTATGGCCACTGGCATGATGCTTATATTATTGGCGGCTATCCGCACAAGGGTGAAAGGGAACAATTAGCTGAACGGTTAAGGGCGGAGCTTCTGTACTGTCAGGCCACAAAGGAAGAGTGCATGGCAAGGGCAGGGCAACGAGGTGTTTATGCCGGTAAGTGGCAAGATTATATTAAAAATTGGTGGCTTGAATATGAAGCATAAATTGTATGCAGAGTACTATGATATCCCCCCAGTCATGATAAAAGGATATTGAAAAGATATTACCGGGCGGGTTACACAAATTCGTTACATACCAAAAATTTGACTTTTTTCTAAAACAGGAGCGATAACAGGGAAACCTAGGTGAGAACAATGGACATTGACCAAGAATATATAAGAATTAAGGCCCTTTTTGCCGGAGCTGATGAAAAGCAACTGGCATTGCTGGACGGTGAAATCATGGAGGCAGCACGACTAAGGGTTGAGCTTGACGATATGCACAAAGTTGTATGTAAATCAGGGCTTATTAAGATAGATCCGGATAACCCACAGCGGCAAAAAGAACTTCCTGTATGTCGGTTGCTCCCTAAAGTAAGGGCAAATTACACAAACATCATCTTTAAGCTATCCAAAGCATTGGGAATTAATGTTGATGATGAGGATTTAGGAATGGGCGATTATGAATGAGTTATATACAAGAATATTGGGACAAAATACAATCCGGTGAAATAATCGCAGGGTATTTTGTTAAGCTGCAGTTACAAAAGCTTATTAATGAGCTGAATGACGATGCCATTAAGAAGGATTTTACAGCTGCCAATAAGCGGATAAAATTCATAGAATGTGAATGTAGGCATGCACAAGCACCATTCGCAGGAAAACCGTTCAAGCTTGAGCTTTTTCAAAAAGCAATAATCGAAGCAATTTATGCCTTTCAGATTTGGAATGAGGAACTAAAGCGGTATGTAAGAAAATATCAGAGGGTATTGCTTTTGATCGGGAGGAAAAACGGAAAAAGTCCTCTCATATCAGCGTTAAGCCTTGCTGAATGGGTATGTGGCGAGATGGGAACCAATATACTGTTTGGCTCTAACGATTATGACCAGGCAGGCATATTGTTTGATGCTACGAACGCCATGCGGGAAGAATCTCCAAAGCTTATGCGCTGTACCAGAAAGAATTTACAGGGTATCTTTTGGGGGAATAAAAAGCAACGCATTAAACGCGGTAAGTTTTCACCACAGAACAAGGGCTCTATTAAAAAATTGTCAGCAAGGACAGGAGCTAAGGAAGGCAAGAATATAAAAGTTGGTGCTGTGGATGAAGTGCATGAGATGAAAGACAACTCACTGGTCATGCCAATACGGCAGGCACTTTCAACCCAGGATGAACCTCTTTATATTGAGATTACTACTGAAGGGTTTACTGAAGACGGGTATTTGGATGAAGAACTTCAGGAAGCGCATCAGGTATTAGCCGGTGAAGCAGAAAATGAGCACTGGCTTATATTTTTATACCAGCAGGACAATGAGGAAGAAGTCTGGCAGGACGAACAAGCTTGGTATAAATCCAATCCTGGGCTTGGGGTGATTAAGAAATGGTCATTTCTCCGGCAGATGGTTAACGAAGCTAAAACGAGCCGTGCAACACGGCGTTTTGTACTGGCAAAGGATTTCAACATCAGGCAAAGCACTAATACAGCATGGCTGGATTTAGCCACTATAGATAACAAGGCTGTTTTCGATATCAAAGAGTTGCAAGGGCAGTACTTTATCGGCAGTTTGGATTTTGCGGAGACTACAGACCTTTGCAGTGCTAAGGCACTGTTTGTAGATCCTGAAACTAGGAGGATGAAAACGTTATCTATGTACTTTATTCCGGAAACCAAAGCGGATGCTGTTCTAAACGATGAGAACAAGCTTAACCCGGAAAAGAAGGACTACCGCACATGGGAACGTCAGGGGTTTGTTACTATCTGTCCCGGCAGTGAGATTGATGCACAGGCTCCGGCAGATTGGTTTATGTCCTTGTTTGATCAAGGCATGATTCCTTTTAAGATTGGTTATGATAACTGGCACAGCAAAGATTTCAGAAAAATAATAGGTGACTATTTTGGGGAAAGCGTTCTGGAACGCATCGGTATGGATTTTTTAGACCTGTCCGGTCCGATGCGGCTACTGGAAACCCAGTTGCAAACTAAGCAGCTTAACTATAACAATAATCCGGTTGACCGCTGGTGCCTTGCTAACACAAGCTGCAAGCTTAACAATATTGGGCAGATTATGCCGGTAAAAAAATATGGACAGAGTAAGAACCGTATTGACGGTACTCTGGGATTTATCATCGGGCTTGCGATTTTCAGTCGTTTTAAGTCCGATTATTTTATGCTGCAAAGGAAGTGAGGCAATTTGATTTTCAGTTATTTGCAAAATTTATTCAAAAACAAACTTGAAAAACAGATTTGGTCGGTGCTTAACGATGGCCGTGCTTTTTTCTCAAGTTTTGGTAATGATGTTTACCTAAGTGATCAGGTTAATAACTGCATCAACCGTATTGCCGAGGAAATAGGGAAGGTTGATATTGTCTCCGTAGTTACTAAACCAGGCAGCGTCATAGCCCAGAACGATGAGATTACGCGGTTGTTTAAATTTAAGCCTAACCCAATACAAACGACCAAAGATTTTTTGGAAAGTTGTGAGTGGCTCAGACGCAAGGATATGAACTGCTTTATTTATCCGCAATATGACATTATCTATGATGCCAATAAGAATCCCATAAGGTATTACACGGCTTTCTGGCCGCTAAACCCTACAGAGATTGAGGTAGGCCTTGATGACTCTGGGGAGATATGGGAAATCAAATTTTATTTTAAGGATGGCATAACTACGGTATTGCCCTATAGCGATATAGTGCATCTGCGCTGGCGGCGGGGTAAAAACCTTCTTGTTGGTGGCGGTAATGACTATGGCATAACGGATACCAAAGACCTTTTAAGGGCTGTGCAGACTCTGGACACCACTATGCAGGTATTGCCCAAGGCACTGGAGAGCAGCTTGCAGATTAAAGGGATTTATCATGCTAAAACAGTGTCTGAGGGAAAGCTTATGGACAAAACAAGAGAGGATCTTGAGAAACACATTAAAACATCTTCACTAGGTATCACGGCTGTTGATCTAGCCGGCGAATTCACGCCTATAAACATAACGCCGCCGCAATTAGATGCCGAGGTTATGAAGTCCATAAAATCAGTTATATGGCAGCGCTACGGCATAAGCGAAGCCTTGCTTTCGGGAGATTATACCGCAGAGCAACACGGAGCTTTTTACCAGAGCTGTATTGAAAGCTTCATAGGAGAATTCGAGCAGGCCATGACGGCCTGTATCTTTACCCAGCGCGAACAGGACGTAGGACACAGGGTGAAATGTTATTACAGCAAAGTTGCCTATATGACTACTGCCCAAAAAACGGAATTAGCCCAGGTGGCTGTCAGCACCGGGCTTATGACGCTTAACCAGGTGGCAGATATGTTTGGGTTTGAGCCGTTTGAAGGCGGCGATAGAAGGCTGCAGAGCCTCAACTATGTAAATACGAATATCGTTGATAATTATCAGCTTAATATGGCCCGGAAAGGAAATACAGAGCCGGCTAAAGGAACTGCAAAGGGAGGTAATAGCAATGAATGAAAAAACAAGCAGGGACAAGATTATAACAAGATGTTTCAAAGTGCCTGACTTTAAGGCCTTAGAAAAAAGAGATGCGGGAGATGGAACAGCCCCTGATGACGGTATTAGGAGACTGGAAGGCCATGCGGCTGTTTTTGATTCCATGGTTAATATAGCCAATTGGTTTAACGAGATTATCGCCAGAGGGGCGTTTGAGGGTTGTGATTTTACGGATGTACTGCTTTTTGTGAACCATGATGCCAGTAAAATACCCTTGGCCAGGAGCCGCAGAAATAACAGCAACAGTACCATGCAGTTGTTAGTTGATGACATAGGGCTGTTTATGGGCGCAAATATTGATTACGCCAATAATACCGATGCTCATAACCTGTATTCGGCCGTATCACGCGGCGACATAAGTGGGATGAGTTTTTGCTTCCAAGTTGCGGAAGACAATTGGGATGGGCTAGATACAGACATGCCAACAAGGACGATTGTAAAGATAGCTAAGGTCTTTGAGGTTAGTGCCGTAAATGAACCGGCATATGACCTTACAGATATAAACGCCCGGGACAAGGCGGCGTTGGATAACGCCAAACGTATGCTGGAGAGCGTACGTTCCCAAGAGCTGGAGAGCGCTAAGGCGGTTGAAGTATTGCATTTGAAAAATGAGATTTTAGGAAAAATTTAAAAATTGGAGGAAAAGGAAATGAACAAAGACAAACTTTTAGCATTAATAAAATCCAAAGAAGAGGCTCGTAACGCACTTGTTACAAAAAGTAACGAATGTAAAGAGGTTGAAGAATTAAGGAGCATAAACGCGCAGGTTCAGGCTTTGAATAGCGATATCACCGAGTTTCGCAGCATGCTTTCTGATATTGAAGCGGCAAAAAATACCGATGATACTAAGGCTGCGGAAGAGGATCGCACCGCTGCCGCCAAAACTGAAACAGAAAAACGTTCTAAGGGAGAAGTAGAAAAACGCGTCCAATGGACTCCGGGAATGGGCTTTATTCCAGTAGGCGGTGCAACAGATGAGCGTGCGGCTAAGAATCATGAAATCATGGAGCAACGTGGCAAAGATTTGCGTGAAGGTCGTAGCATTACCGTAGCATCCAGCGGAATAGTGCTTCCCAATCAGGCAAGCACTAATATAAATGAGCCTTTTCAACAGGTATCAAGCCTTATTGACGGCGTAAATGTGTTGCCATTGCAAGGCGGTGAAAGCTATGCACAACCTTATGAAAAAGCGGTAGCAGATGCTACTACCGTAGCTGAGGGTGGTACTCCGGATGATACTGATACTACATTCGATAAGGCAAACATCGCTAAAGCTAAATTGGTCGCTTACAGTGAAATTACTGAGGAAGTAATGAAGTTGCCTAGTGCCAATTATGCAGATGTGGTATTGCAAAATATTACGGTATCATTGCGCAAGAAAATTGCTAAAGAAATCATGGTGGGTACCGGTGCCACTAATCACATGGTCGGTATTTTCTCAAGCCTTGCGGAAGCAATTGTTCCAAGCACGGATATCAGTTTATCTGTGATTGATAATACTACTTTGAATAAAATAGTCTTTGGGTATGGCGGAGATGAAGCTGTTGAAGGGCAATCAGTACTTATCCTGAATAAAAAGGATTTGGCGGCATTTGCGGCATTACGAACCACTGACGGCAAGCCGTTCCATACTATTGTTACTCGTGGCGGCTATGGTACTATTGACGGTTACCCATTCATCATTAATAGTGCCTGCAGCGCATTAACCGATTCAGCTACCGCAAGCGCAGCATACTGCATGGCTTACGGCAATTTGAAAAATTATCAACTGACGATTTTTTCTGACATTGACGTTAAGCGTTCTACGGATTACAAATTCAAGGAAGGCATGATTGCCAATCGTGGGGTTGTTTTCGCCGGCGGCAACGTTGTAAGTTATAACGGTTTCTTGCGCGTAAAAAAATCATAACGGCAGTAAGTCCTGAGACAGCCACGGTCAGTATTGCCGCTGCAACTGATCTGGTATTTACTGCCTTGCATGCAACAGGCGCAAACTTGAGCAGTCTTAAGAACTCTAACGCTGAAGTCAACAGTAGCAATTACACTTACAGTAATGGGAAACTGACTTTATTGTCGGCTTATCTTGCGGCAATGACGGCAGGCGATAAAACATTCACGGTTACTATGAGTGACGGTACGACTGCTACCTTCACCGTTAAAGTGACTGCATAAATAACTATATAAATCAAAGGGACGGCTTTTATGCCGTCCCTTAATATTTAAGAGGTGGATTATGGCAGCGAATATTACTCTTGAATCTGATGAGCTGAAACGGCTTGCCAGGATAGATGATGACGATATGCTGTTAAACGCCAAGGCTTACCAGGGAGCGGCTGAACAGTTCCTTGTTAATTCAGGCTGCATGGTAGATTATGACAACGCCTTGTTTAAATCGCTCGTTATAGCCATCGTGGTAAGGATGCTTGACCAGCCCGATTTAGTCATGGGAACAAGTAACAGTGATTTATCGTTTTCCTTGGTTTCTATGGTGGCGCAGCTAAGGCTTCAGCAGCAAGCAGAAAGCAGTGGCTGATATGGAAAAGAAAATAACGGCAGGCGAACTTAACAGGCATGTAACTCTTATAAAGTACGCGGAAACACCTGACGGACGTGGTGGCAGGTCTAAAAAACCTTCAACTATAGCAACTGTTTGGGCAAAATTCCTTGTACCAAGGTTTGCGGAAGGAGTTACCCAAGGAGGTCTATCGCTACTTATAACGCAGGGCGTTGAAATAAGGAAACGTACTGACGTGGAGAGAGGTTGGCGTGTTACGGAAGGGACGCATACTTATTACGTTATTCACGTAGACCAAAGCAACAATTACAAGACGGTACTAACGCTTAAGGAGGTCATTCACTGATGAAAGCTTTTGTTGTGAGCACGAAAATCCCGAAAGTGCAGGATGCTATAGGCAGGATTGGGGCTTTTAGCGGCAGGGCAAGGCTTAGGGTGGAGAAGGCGGTAAATGATTCCACACTTAATATTAAGCAGGGAGCCATAGAACGAGTAAGGGTGCGTAAAGGCAACTTGCGTAAATCTATAAAGTCAAAATTTAGGGCAAGCGGCCCCAGTGGTTTGGTTTACAGCAACCGTCCCACGGCGCACCTCATAGAGTTAGGCGTTAAGCCTCATAAAATCAGCGTAAAAGGGAAAAAGGTTCTGGTGATTAACGGCGATTTTGTCCGTAAAGGGGTTTCTCATCCAGGTTTTGCCGCTAAGCCATTTCTAAGGCCTGCCTATGAGAATGAAAAACCTAGGTTTATAAGAAATGTGGAGGAGGCGGTGAAAGCGGATGATTAAGCGCAGGATTCCCCTTGATGACTTGCAAAAAGCCCTATATGAGCTGCTTTCAAGTAAGCAGTCAACGGCTGTTTATGATGATGTGCCGGAAGACGCGTCTTTTCCGTGCATAACATTTGGTTCATTTACTGCCAAACAAAACGGCAGCAAGGACACGGATATTAATGACGTGACCTTGCAGATTGACATATGGTCAGAGTATCAGGGTAAGGCTGAGATTAACGGAATCGTCAATGATGTCTGCATGGTTTTAAGCAATTGTTACCTTGACCTTTCGGCCAGTAATTTTAAGACACTGCGACAAAGTTGTGATTTCGTGGAAGTATTCCCTGAAGACAGTGGTGGCTATCACGGCGTTATTACCTTTAACGCCAAAATTCAAACAATAGGAGGTTGGTAAAAATGAGTTATAGTGACATCCCAGAAAATCCCAACGGCAATGCGGCCGCATTAGGGAAAGATATTTTATATTATATAAATATAGGGGCAGCGGCGGTACCTGTATGGTTATTAGTCGGCGGGCAGACTAAGAGCACCCTAAGCAGGAGTGCGGATACTGTAGACGCATCTGACAAAACATCCGGTGGGTGGAAGGTAACATTGCCCGGACTTAAATCTTGGAGTTTAGACCTTGAAGGCTTGATCCTTATGAATAACGATGCCTTGGGTTATTTGGAATATTCATTCCAAAATGGCAAAGAATTAAATATTAAGACAGAGTATTCCGATGGTTCCTATCAAACAGGTTGGGGGAGCTTGACCGATTTTAAGTTTGAGGCACCAAAAGATGACGTTGCTACATTAAGCGGAACTATTTCAGGAGATGGGGCATTAAGTGCCCGTACTCCTACAGTTAGTCCTACTACGGCAACCGTGAGCCTGGCTAAGGCAGCAGATAAGACGTTTACGTTTACTCCGGATACGACAACTATTGCCAGTGTTTTAAATGGCAGTACTGCTCTAACCAGTGGCACGAATTACAGTTATGCTTCCGGCGTTTTAACCTTGAAGTCGACTTATTTAAGCACTTTGACTGCGGGTACGTACATATTTACCGTAAACACGGGAACAGGTGCAACCATTACGGTTACGGTTACCATTACGGCGTAAGTTAGTTAGGCAGGCAGAATAAAAACTGCCTGCCTTTAATATTATTTATAGGAGGAGCAGAAAATGCTTAACAAAATACCTTTTACTTTGTTTGGGAATGACGATGAGATTTATTTTAACAACGCAAGGATTATGCAGCTGGAAAAGGCTATGGATAAGAGCGTTATTACGTTGATAAGAGATCCTTTATCACTGTCTTTTGTGATGATAGGTTTGCAGATAGGACTAATGCATACATATAAACCGAGCAAGGTTGCGGAACATATTAATAGGCTTTTTGACGAAGGAGACACTTCTCTCGCTGTGTTAGCGGCTCCGTTGGCTCAGGCTATTTTAGCTACGGGAATATTAGGCGCAGACTTACGGGATGAAACCATAAAAAACGCAGTGAGGACGGAGAAGGCAAAACCGTCCGAAGCTTCAAAGAATGGATAGAATGGGCGGAACCTATAGCATACGGACCGCTTAACATAAATCCGGATGAATTCGCACGCTTGCAGCCGCAGGAATTTTATAAGCTGTATGACGGCTGGTATTGGCGGCAGAAGAATGCTGAAGATACACTAGCATTTTTCACGGCTTACCTTATGAACGTGCAGCTTGCGAAAAACAGCAAGGTAACACCTAACGATTTATTGAAACCGTTACGCACGGAAGAGACTAAGAAGAAAATGCGAAAGGATAAGAAATATCTTGAACAGGTAGTAAAAAAGAGAAAGGAGGTATTACATCATGGCAACGACATTAGCTGATTTGATGGTTAAGATTGGCGCTGATTCCAGCGGTCTGCAAAAGGAATTAAAAGCATCACAAAGGCAGATAAAAAGCTTTTTTGGTGATATTTCAATATCACAGAAAGCACTCGCGTCTATAGAAGTTGCTGCCGCGGGAATCATAGGATTAGGCGTTGCTTCCCTAAACGCGGCATCTAATCAGAAATCATTATCCAATGCTTTTAAGGCTCTTGCAGGAGACAGTTCTGATACCAAGAGCGCACTATCCGCTTTGTCAGACGTGGCAGAAAACTCCATTTATGGTGCTGATAAGATTAAAGATTTAGGCAAGCAGATGCTGGCGGTAGGCTTTGATGCCGGGGATATTTCGCCTATCCTGCAAACAGTAGGTGATGCGGTGACTTATCTGGGCGGTGGTTCTGATAAGGTAGCGGATATTGTTAAGGTACTGGAGAAAGTACGCATCGAAGGAAACCTTACTAAAAAATCCATGCGTGCCTTGTCACTTGATGGAGTGCAGGCTTACCAGTATCTGGCCGATGCTACCGGTATGTCCATGGATGAGTTGCATACAGCCGTGGAAAAAGGAACCATTGATTCTACTACTGCCATTAATGCATTTCTACAGGGAATGCAGTCAAAATTTAGCGGCGGTATGGAGAATGCCATTGCTAATAAGGCATCTGCGGCATTCCAGGCTCTTAAGAATACTGCTGATGAGACCTTGTTAGCTATTGGTGATGATATAGCAAATAGCGGTGTTGCAGGAGGGCTTGCCAGTGTGCTGAACGTTGCCAGAAATGAGCTTAAGGATTTCAAGGCAGACGTTGAGAGTTTTGGCATTGGGCAGGCAATAAAGGACATGCTCCCCGATTGGGCACTAATGACTATTACAGCGTTTGCCGGTGCCGTAGTCGGTGTAGCGGTACCAGCTATAGCACTAGTGGCAACTAAATTAGGACTTTTAGCTGCATCTTTAATAACAGTGTATGCTCCCTTTATACTTGTTGGAGCTGCTATAGGTGCAGTGGCTTACTTTATTTGGTCCAGATGGGAAACGTTGCCTGATTTATTTAGCTCATTGTGGGATACAATTACAGGGCTTTTTAGTGATGTTTACGATGTTATAAATGACCTTACAGGCGGGGCTTTAAATAATATTATTAATTTGATATCAGATGGATTTGGTCTTGTAGAAAATATTACAAGTACAATATGGGGTGAAGTTACAGGTATTATAAGTGACACATGGCAAGACATAAAAACTACTGTTGGCGCCGGTGTAGACTGGGTGCTCGATAAGATACAAAGCTTGTTAAGCCTGATTAGCAGTGTATCTCCGGCCGCAGGTAAATTATTATCTGATTTAGCAAGTAATGTCGGGAAAACAGAAAGTGCTTTAAGCAGTGTGATTGCAAGCCAGAAACATATTCCTGAAGCTGATGATTACGCCTATGCTACAACAAAACCCAAAAAGAAGATTACCATTACGCCAGGTGCTACGGACTTCACTAAAAGCAGCGGTGGCGGAGGCGGTGGTGGTGGAGAATCTGCCCTTGATAAGCTTGGGAAAAAATCAGATGAAATTACCAAGCAGATTACTAAGCAGTGGGACGATGTAACCAAGTCAAGCCTTGAGCAGCTTGATATCTGGTATAACGAAGAAATAGGAAAGCTTGACAATATGGCCGCACAGTATGCTGAAAACGGTGAGGATTTCACGGACTACGAAGCTGATAAAACCAAAATTAATGAGATTTACAGCTTCAGACGCAGGAAAATCACTGCGGATGAGGCTAAAAAAGCCTTGGAAACCTACCAGCAGATTCGTGACGGTTACTCAAATATGCAAAAGGATATTACGCTTACTTATCTAGATGGTTCTTCTAAGGAGAATGCACAGCGGCAGTATGACCTGAATGATAAGCTTGAATCCGTGCAGAATTATTTCAGGAAAATTGAGGACCAGTACAACACAGGTACTGCTACCGAGCAGAAATATGTTACCGATGCTCTGCAAAAAGAAGGCATTGCTTATGAAACGTTGGAAGGCAACAGGATAAGTTTGTCAAAAGCTGCCGGGGCACAGGCTGCGGCTTATGAGCAGAAATATGCCAAAGATACGGCTGACTACTATAGCCACCTTAAAGACCTTGAGTCAGACGTTGAAGCCGCGTATTACAGCAGGAGCTTCACCAGGCTGCAGAAATTATTGTCGGAAGAAAACGCAGCAAGGCTTGCGGCCTACAATGAAGATGAAACCATCATGAAGGATTATTATGATACCTGGGTAACGGCCAATGAAAGTATAAGCAGCCAGTTTGCAGATATGATCATGTCCGGGCAGCAGTCGTTTAGCACGTTCTTTGAAAATATCATGACAGGGGCCGAGACCTTCAGTAATTCGTTTAAAACATTATTCAGTGACCTTTGGAAGAATATAGTAGACAGTTTAGGTGGCAAATTGTCTGGCCAGATTGCTAATGGTCTGCTGTCTGCATTGGGATTAGACAACGATAAAAAGAAAAACAAAAAAAATAATAGTGGCAATAACAATACAGGCAGTAATAATGACAGCCTTATAAGTAATCTAGGTACGGACAGTTCTTCACCCACTATATCAGCCAGTGGCGGAGGAAATGACGCTACAGGTAATAGTTATGTTAGCGCTGGTTCTGCCATATCAGCCGGTGGAGGCGGTGATGCCACTACCGAGGCATTAAGCGGAGTAGCTACGGTAGCATCAGGACTTTCGGCAGCGTTTGGCGGATTAGGCAGTGGCGTTGCTACCGCAACAGGCTTAATCTCGGTCTATGAGGGCGTACAGGCCATAATAAACAGCGTTACGAAGCCTACAGAAACAGGAACAACGGCTGCCGCTACGGCAGCTTTAACAGCTTTTACGCCTGCGGTTGTGGCTGCTACGGCAGCATTGGAGGCTATGGCAGAACAACAGGAGGCAAGCATTATTTTCGGAGGACATGCAACAGGCGGCGCTATTTCAGGAGCGGGAACCGGGACTTCCGATAGTATTCCTGCCTGGCTATCTAACGGTGAATATGTCATGAAAGCCAGCTCTGTTAATAAGTATGGTATAGGCTTTTTTGATCGTCTTAACAAGGGGCTTTTGCCAAAATTCGCATCAGGCGGCATAGTAACAGGCCCAAGCCTTGCAAGTTTATCTAAACGCTTTAAAACGCTGGCAGGAAGTCTTAGCGGTAATGCCTCTCTTTCTATTGCAGGACATAATTCTACGGCGGCACTCACTATTTACGGTGACGTTAAGCAGGATATGCCGCTTAGTGAAGCGGTTAAGAGCCTTGGACAATTAACCAGAAGGGCGGCGAGGAGGAGATGAAGCTTGTAAAGAACAGCATAGTATACGAGTTGCCAACGCTTACCAAGGTATCCGGGTTTGACTTTGATTTCAGAACGGATACGGAAGACAAGGCCCTGCAGCACGGCGGTGTATTTACCGGTGACGGCAAGGCGGAAGTAAGGACGCTTGAGCTTGAGATAGGTATTTATGCTTTTACTACACGTGCTGAATATCGTAATTTGCTTGACGAAATTAAGCTGTACGCCAGTCGCAGAGGGCAGAAGTTCTACCGGGATGATGACCGATATATTAATATCGAGTGCCTTAAATCAGTTCAAGAAGATTTCGAAGATGGGTTCCATGGGATTAAAGGGACGCTCACTTTAGACTTTATCTGCGTTGATCCGTTTGAATATTCAACGGCTGCCATAACGGGAAGTGAAAGCGTAACGGAAAGTACGCAAGAATTTACTGTTAAAAACCCAGGAACAGCTGATACACCTATTAAGTTTACGATTACGGCTAATTCTAACAATCCGGCGGTCACTTTAGTAAACGAGACTGATGATAACCGTACCTTTGGGTATCAGGATACGGGGTTCACGTCAGGGAAGGTTGTTACCATTGACAGCGCAGAAGGAACCGTAAAAAGGAATACTACTGACACCATTAACGACATGGGCGGAACGTTTATCAACCTGCTTCCAGGAGATAATGTAATTAAATATACCGGGGCGGCAGCTACTATAGCCTATGAGTTTACGTCGAGGTGGTTGTAATGGCTAATTTAAGGTTCGGCAGGTATCGTTTTGGCAGATATATATTTGCAGGAACCGTCGTCACATCCGGAACGTCTACTATAAGTTATCCTCTGCAGAAAAGCGGGTATGCTGTAAAGTTTTACAACGCCAGCGGTATAAAAGTCAAAGAGTTTTCTTCGGAGATGAAGGATACGCCGGTACTTGAAATACAGTTTACGCTTGAACAGACAGGGTGCGCAGATTTTGCCATTGCTTTCGGTTCCTATCAGGACTTCATAGTCTATAACATGCGGGTTGATATTCACCTTCTGGGAGATGCTAATCCGTGGTTCAGCGGTTTTATTACAAAGAGGCCAAAGCCTGGTACCAGCGCAAACATTTATGAATATGACGGCTCAGGCTTCTACGATAAGCTAAATGATGTAATTATCAACCGTTCTTACGAAAATACTGAGTTGTCCACTATGGTTAAAGCAATAGCGAAGCAGGACTTAGCGGCAAAGACTAAAGTCCTTTATAATGGGTCAAAGATATATACGACTTCTTATACGGCCAGCAAGATGCAATTTAAATACCAGGCCGCTATAGATGCCATAGGCGACCTGGCCGATATGGCGGCTAACTATAATTATGGTGTTGATGCTCAAAGGGAACTGTTTTTTAGGCCTATATCCAGCGATGTGTTATACACGTTCGTACAGGATTATCATTTTCAGAATTTTGAACCGGAAGATAATGTCAAAAACCTTGCCAATCACATTTATGTCAAGGCTTCCAGCGCCTATATTACGGCTTTAAGTGAAGCGGCTGAAAGTTCTTCTACAAGTATCAAGGTTAAGTCTGCCGTAAGGATTCTTGTTGGGGATACTCTTACATTGGATAATGAGCAGGTTTATGTTTCAGCAATATCAGGAACGACCTTAACGGTTACTCGCGCCTATAATGACAGTACGGCAGCGGCGCATGGAAGTGGTACGCTTTTGCAGAATAACTATCAGACAACATTAAAATCATCTACAGATAACGCAACAACTACCATTGTAGTACTAAAAGACAATTGGATAAACGCAGGCGACAGTCTGACGATTGATAGTGAGCAGGTATATGTTGAAAGCCTATCAGGTAAAACGTTAAATGTTACGAGAGGGTATAACGGTACTACGGTGGCTAGTCATGACAGCGGTGCCACGGTGACTAATAAGACACAGTCGTCTACCAGTAACAAAATACTTTATGAATGTTCCGACAGCGACAGTATCAATAGTTATGGTCTGTTTGAGGCCGTTAAGAGTATCCCGTCTACCATGTCTGCGGATGATGCTCAGAGATGGGGAGATTATCAGCTACAGAAATACAAGGATGCCGTTGTTACAGGAACATTGGAGAATGTAGAGGTTACTGAAAAAATAGACGTTTACGGTAAATGCCGGATAATATGCCATGATGGGACGGAATACTCTCTGGCCATTGTGAAGGTTGCTTATGACGTAAGCTCAAAAGGTATCACCTGCAGTATTACGCTTGGTGCTTTAGCGGCTGATGATTTGGATATTTTTATTGCCAAACTTGTAAGAGACCAAAAGAATCAGGAATATTTACAGAATGAGGAGGATAACTAA